TGATTTGAAAGCAGCCGGTCTCAATCCTATGCTTGCTTATTCTCAATCTCCGGGTAATTCTCCTTCTGCGCAACCGGTTACTTATCAGAATGCTTATGCCGGTTATCCTTCGGCTTTTTCTTCTGCTGGTTCTGCTTATCATTCTGTAAAGTCTGCTGATTCTGGTGCTGCTCGTGATTATGCTTCTGCAGATCAAGCTGCTTCTGAGATTAAGCGTATTGAAGCTTCTGTTGATAAAATTAACCAAGAGACTTCTAATTTAAAAACTGAGAATGAGCGTGTCCTTAAAGCCATTTCTTTGATTTCTGCTGATATTGAATTACGTAAGTCTCAAGAAGCTTTAACTCAACGCCAATGGAATCAAGTTGAAGCTATGACTGACAAAATTCAGTCTGAGAATCGTTTGTTAGTCAAGGATTTAGAAGCTGTTGTTGCTTCTGGTAATCTTGGTCGTGAGTTTGGTCAATTTAAGCCTGTTATTGATGCTATTGTTTCTATTTTGCGCTTAGGTGCGCGCCGTTAATTGGGGGTTTTATGAAAAAAGTTTCTGTTTTCTTACGTGCTGCTTACAATTATGACGCTGATGAAGCGTCTTTAGAATCTGGTCTTTCTTGTCCTGAGCCTACTTTGGCTCAACAATCTTTTAAGGATGAGTGTGATATCAACACCATCCTTGAACGTTTTGCCGTCACTGGCGAACTTCCTAATAATGTTCGCATGCCTCAATATGGTGACTTTACCGGCATATCTGATTATCAGAGTGCTCTTAATGCTGTTATTGCTGCTGATGATTCATTCATGCAGCTTCCTGCTTCTATTCGGGCTCGTTTTGATAACGATCCTGCTTTGTTTGTTGAGTTCTGCGGTGATGAAAGTAACCGCGACGAAGCTATTAAGCTTGGCTTAGTTCCTCCGCAGGTGGATAATTCCCCTGCACCGGTCGCTGCTGAAAGCAGCGAAGCACAGTAGTTTTACTTGATACTACTGTGCTAGGTGACACCAAATAACTAACTGGAGTTCTAAAAATGAAACCGTTACATCGTAAACACGTTAATAAACATCGTTCTGCTTCTAAGTTTCGTAAGCATGTAAAACATACTAAGGCGGCTAATCTTCGTAGTACGCCTATGCGTGGTGGTTGGCGTCTATGATATGCAATGCTACAAGCCTCTTTCTGCGTGGCAAACTTTCGATGGTTCTATAGTCTTTAATGAGTCTAGGAAACATGATATTGTTCGTTCGCTTTCATTGCCTTGTGGCCAGTGTATTGGGTGTCGTCTTGAGAGGTCTCGACAATGGGCTATTCGTTGTATGCACGAGGCCTCTCTTTATAAAAACAATTGCTTCATAACTTTGACTTACAATGATGATTGGGTTCCTGAGGATGGTTCTCTTAATTACGAACATTTTCAAAAGTTCATGAAACGACTTCGTAAGAAGTTTTCAGGGTTAGAACCTAGTGCTAATCCTGAATGCAAGGATTTCAATCCGATTCGTTTTTATATGTGTGGTGAATATGGTGAAAATTTTGGCAGGCCTCATTTCCATGCTTGCCTTTTCAATTTCGACTTTTCTGACAAAGTTCTTTGGAAAACTACTCCTTCTGGTTCCAGAATTTTTAGATCGCCTTCTCTTGAAGCTCTTTGGAGTGATCCTGCTACTTCTAGTAGCTATGGGTTTTCTTCTATCGGTGAAGTTAACTTTAAATCTGCTTCCTACGTGGCTCGTTATATAATGAAAAAGCAGAATGGTTCCGGTCTTGATGAGAACGGTAACTACCGCGAATTACATTATTTCAATGGTGTTGATGAGGAAACTGGCGAAGCTAAGTTTTTGACTAAAGAATTTACTAAAATGTCCCTTAAGCCTGGTATTGGTTATGATTGGTTTAAGCGCTATAAGTCTGATGTTTATCCACACGATCATGTCATTGTTAATGGTAAAAAGTGCAAACCACCGCGCTATTATGATAATAAGATGCTCGAGGAAGATTTCGATCTTTTTGAGTCTGTTATACAGCCTAAGCGATTGCTTGACGCTCAAGCCCGTTCCCACGATAATACTCCCGAGAGACTTGCCGTTAAGGAAATTGTTACTAAGGCGCGACTCTCTAAACTTACCCGTAACACTTTTTAAGGATAAATCTATGCTATTAACTGTCGTTTCTGTTAAGGATCGTTTGGCTGACGCTTTTGGTCGTCCTTTCTTTACTCCTACTGCTGGAGTTGCTATTCGTAGTTTTCAAGATGAAATGTCATCTGATTCTCCTGAAAACTTTATGGGAAAACATCCTGATGATTTTGATCTTTACGAGCTTGGTCATTTTGATGACTCTAATGGGTCTTTCGTTCTTCACGATGATCCTAAGTTACTGATTTTGGGTAAGCAGGCTGTAGCCTGATTTAACACCGCCTTCGGGCGGTTTTTTTCTTTGGAGTTTTGTTATGCACCGTAATAAGTCCGTTAATCTTCATCAGTTCGCTATGATTCCTAAAGCGGACATTCCTCGTTCGTCTTTTAATATTCAGAAAACTCACAAAACTACTTTTGATAGTGGTTATCTTGTACCTATATATTTGGATGAAGTTTTGCCTGGCGATACGTTTAATCTTCGCATGACTGCTTTTGCTCGTTTGTCTACTCCGATTTTTCCTATTATGGATAATCTGCATTTGGACACTTTTTTCTTTTTTGTCCCCAACCGATTGATTTGGTCTAATTGGCAAAAGTTTATGGGTCAACAGACCAATCCCGGTGATTCTATTTCTTATGTTGTTCCCCAACAGGTTTCTCCCGCCGGTGGTTATGCTGTTGGTTCTTTGCAGGACCATATGGGTCTCCCTACTGTCGGTCAGGTTGCTGGTTCTAACACCATTAGTCACTGTGCTTTTTTTACTCGTGCTTATAACTTGATTTTTAATGAGTGGTTTCGTGATGAGAATCTTCAGAATTCTGCTGTAGTAGATACTGGTGATGGTCCTGATACCGTTTCTAATTACACTCTACTGCGTCGTGGTAAGCGTCACGATTACTTTACTTCTGCTTTGCCTTGGCCTCAAAAAGGTGCTTCTGTTACTTTGCCTATTGGCACTTCTGCTCCTGTTTACGGTACTGGTAAGGCTCTTGGTCTTAATGACGGTACTAATAATCTTGGTTTAGCTAGTTCTGGTTCTGGTGTTGTTGTTCCAACCGTCAATTCTTACAATGCTAATATTGGTGGTACTCCTGGCGGTACTAATGTCCAAAATTCTAAGAATTTAGGCGTCGTTACTTCTGGCGTTTCCGGTCTTTACGCCGATTTATCTTCTGCTACTGCTGCTACTATTAATCAACTTCGTCAATCTTTCCAAATTCAGCGTTTACTTGAAAGGGATGCTCGTGGGGGTACTCGATATACTGAAATCATCCGTTCACATTTTGGCGTTGTCTCTCCTGATGCTCGTTTACAGCGTCCTGAATATCTTGGTGGCGGTTCCACTCCTATTTCTATTAACCCTATTGCCCAAACCTCTGGTACGTCTGCTTCCGGTACCTCTACTCCATTGGGTAATCTTGCAGCTATGGCTACGGCTCTCGCCTCTGGGCATGGCTTTACGCAATCATTCGTTGAACATGGCGTCATTATTGGATTGGCAAGCGTCCGCGCTGATCTTACGTACCAACAGGGTTTACGGAAAATGTGGAGTCGCAGTACTCGTTATGACTTTTATTTTCCTGCTTTCGCTCATTTAGGTGAGCAGGCTATTCTTAATAAGGAAATTTATTGCGATGGATCAGCCAATGACTCCGGCGTATTCGGTTATCAGGAGCGATGGGCTGAATATCGTTACAATCCTTCTGAGATTACTGGTCTCTTTAAGTCTACTTCTAGCGGCACCATTGATGCTTGGCATCTTGCTCAGCGATTTACCTCTTTGCCTACTTTGAATGAAACTTTTATTCAGGATTCCCCACCGCTTAGCCGCGTTCTTGCTGTTGGTGCTTCTGCTAATGGTCAGCAGTTTATTTTTGATTCGTTTTTTGATATTAAGGCTGCTCGACCAATGCCGTTGTACTCTGTACCGGGCTTGATTGACCACTTTTAATTACAGGGGTATGGGGGGAAGTTCCCCCCATGCTGTCAGTTTTTTTTTCTGGAGACGGTTTTATGGGTAATTTTTTAGCCGATATTGCTCCTGCTGCTGGAGCGGCTATCGGAGGCTATTTTGGGGGGCCTGCAGGTGCTGCTGCTGGTGCTTCTGCTGGTGCTGGTATTTCTTCTGCTTTTGGTGCACGCGAGGCTAATGAGGCTAATGCTGATTTAGCTGCCTCAAATAATGCCTGGTCAGCTACTCAATACGCTTCTCGTTATCAAACTATGGTTTCTGATTTGAAAGCAGCCGGTCTCAATCCTATGCTTGCTTATTCTCAATCTCCGGGT